AATGGAATACTACAAGCTAAAACAGATTACTCCTGATGAACTTTACAATGACTTTTGCAATTTCGTAATCAATGTACAGCAAAAGTTTAAATGTACACAAGCCTTTTGTGATAACGCAGAAAGCACGCTGATTAAAGGGTTACAGTCTGCGGTGCTGAACAGACGAATACCGATACAAGTATTAAACGCTAAAAAGACACCAATCAAAGGGCGAATAAGTTTCGTATTATTTCAAATGGCAATCGGTAAATTTAAAATACACGAAAGCTGCACGGAAACTTCCAAAGCGTTTCAAGCAGCAATTTATGATGCTAAGTCAACAGAGGATAAGCGCTTAGATGATGGAACAATCAACATCGATAGCTTAGACAGCACGGAATATTCAGTTGAACCGGTAATGGATTTAATTATACTAAAAAATGGGGGTATTAAATGAGCCTAATACAATTTATAAATAGCCAGGGATTTAACACGGTAAGTGACAGCCAACGAAAGATGGAAACCGAATGGCTGCAATGGTACCAAGGATTTGTTAAAGAGTTTCATTCATCCAATGTCTGGAATGGTAAAAAGTATATTGGTATGCAACGCTTTTATCTAGGAATGGCAAAGTACATTTCCGAGGACTGGGCGAACCTATTGTTGAATGAGAAAGTGAAGATAGCAGCAGGAACACAGATGGATAAAGTGTTAGAAAGCGTTTTTGAGCAAAATAACTTTTTAGTGAAGGCTAATCAGTTAATCGAACAAGCGTTTGCTTTAGGCACAGGTGCGTTTGTTGAGTACCTATCGAATGATCAAGTAGTGATAGATTACGCAAGGGCAGATATGATTTACCCTTTATCATGGGAAAACGGTTATATTTCAGAGTGTGCATTTGCTAGTGAGCGTACAGTAGACGAAAAGTCGATGTATTACGTACAGATGCATATGCTAGAAAATGGCTACTACCTGATTAAAAACTTTATGGTAGACAAAGATTCAGGAAAAGAATTAGCTTTACCCGAAAATATTGCACCAATCATCTACACAGGCTCAACCGAACCGCTATTTCAAATTGTTACACCAAACATCACCAACAATTTAGACTTAGATAGTCCATTAGGAATGTCAATCTATGGAAACGCACTTCCACAGCTGAAAGGATGCGATTTGGTGTACGATTCCTACATTAACGAATTCATGCTAGGGAAAAAGAGAATCATGGTCCAAGAATCTGCATCGCAATCTATGCTAGACGAAAGCGGAATCAAACATCCAATTTTTGACAGTAACGATGTAGCTTACACAGTTTACACTGGTGAGTCTGGAACAGATCCAATCAAAGAAATCAACATGACCTTGCGAATCAACGAACACGATATGGCAATGCAGAAAGCATTAGACTTATTGAGTCTTAAATGTGGAATGGGTTCGGACAGATATAAGTTTGACGGTTCTGGAATCAAAACAGCAACAGAAATCTTTGAAGGAAAAAGCGATCTGCAGCAATCGGTATCAAAACATTCTCTTGTGATTAAGTCTGCACTAACAGGATTGGTTCGGTCAATTGGTTTTCTGTCAAATACAAACGTAGTTGATTTAAAGATAACTTTAGATGATTCCGTGTTTCGCAGTCCACAGGCTGAACGTAAGCAAGATACCGCAGATGTGGCTATGGGAATTATGTCACACACAGAATACCGTTCTAAATGGTACGGAGAAACAATCGAGCAAGCAGAAAAGAACTTGCCTGTTCAGGAGGACGAGCAGATTGGCGGTGGTGGTGAGTGAAAACAGTAAATATATTAGGAATAGACTACAGGGTTTTAATTGCTAAAATGGACGATGATGACAATTTAGGGAAAGCAAATGCGGATGGATATTGCGATCACTGTTCGAGAAAAATAGTTATTGCAGATTTTGATGATAGCAAACACTTTACATGGGAAAACGAAAAAGATAAGGATAGATACGCAAAAATAGTGCTAAGACATGAGCTGATACATGCGTTTCTTAACGAATCTGGTCTTTCTGCAAGCACGGTTGTACCCGACAGCGGGTGGGCTAAAAACGAAGAAATGGTTGATTGGATAGCGTTACAATTTCCGAAAATAGCAAAAGTGTTTAAAGAGTTAGGATGTGAGTAAATGACACCAAAGCAATTAGAACAACTACCAGCTAGCTTATCAAAGTTATATATGGACTTAGAACTTGACATTATGAAAGAAATCACGCTTACCATAAGGAACGTATCTAAGCTAGAATACACGCAGTATTTAATCGAACGTGCGTTTGTATTGGGTGTAGGCGAAAAAGACATTAAAAGCATGATTAATCGTACCACAAGGCTAACGCAAAAAGAAGTAGACAACTTGGTAACTAATGCAATCAAAACCGATTATGAAAGTTTACGAGAATTGTACAATCAAAAAGGTGTTGACTATATTCCTTTTGAGGACAACGAGATTTTGCAACAGCAAATTGCAACGATCAAAGCACAGACACTAGGCGAGTGCAAGAACATTACAAATACACTAGGATTTGCATCAGAAAAAGGTGGAACGGTAGTTTTTAATGACCTAACAAGCTTTTATCAATCTACAATGGATAAAGTTGTTTTACAAGTATCTACAGGAGCTTTTGACTACACTACAGCAATGACACGAGCAGTTAAGTCTATGACACAAAGCGGACTACGAACTATCGACTATGCAAGCGGTGCGAAAAACAAAGTGGAAGTTGCTACACGCAGATCGTTAATGACAGGAATTACACAGTTAAGCGGCCAAGTATCGTTGAGCAATGCAAGAAAACTAGGAATAGAAACATTTGAAGTTACCGCACATGGTGGAGCAAGGAACACAGGCAGCGGATATTTAAATCACGCAGGATGGCAAGGAAAAGTTTACACGCTTAAGCAACTAGAAGAAATTTGTGGCTATGGTCAAGGCGGTGGGCTGAAAGGATGGAACTGTAGGCACGACTTTTACCCATTTGATGAAGAATTTTCTCCTAGAATGTACCCTGACAGTGAACTAAAAGAATTAGCAAAGCAAGAAAACACAAAGACAGAGTACAAAGGCGAGAAATATACGACATATGAAGCCACGCAAGCGCAAAGAAAGCTAGAAACAAGAATGCGATACCAACGACAGAACATGGAACTAATGGAAGTTGCAGGCCTAGACAGTTTGCAATCTGAAAAAGCTTTATACCAACGAACAAAGCAAGAGTATATCCAATTTAGCAAGGCAATGAATATGCCGACACAGTTTGAACGCGTCAAGGTGGACGGATTGGGCAGAGTGTAGTTGACACACGTACACAACGGTAGTATAATGTCAATAAATAATACGCAATATGCGGGATGGTCTACACAGACCTTAAATGGAGGGATTTTATGAATATTTTAAAAATGTATTTGAGAAACAGATTTATGGACGCAGACGGAACAGAAGGCGGAGACGATAATACTGACGGAGAACAGGAAAAACCAAAGACATTTACGCAAGAAGAAGTTGACGAACTTATTAAAAAGCGTATAGCAAGAGAAAAAAAGAAATTGGAAAAGCCACAGGAAAAGAATGAAAAGGCAGAGGAAAAGCCTGCTGCCACAGAACCTGCAAAAGACGATTCCAAAATCAACGAGTTACAAATTAAAGTTTTATGTTTTGAACACGAAATCGCAAAAGAATATTCTAAAAAAGCAATTGCATTAGCACAAGCATATTTGGATGATGAAACTGACATTGACGAAGCCTTAGAAAAAGTAGTGGAAGATTTTCCACAATTCAAAAAGGGTTATTCGGAAGATGATCAAAAACAAAAGAGTTGGGGCGAACGACAATCAAAGCCACCTGCGCAGCAAGGCGGAGTAGAAGAAGCAATAAAAAGAAAGTACCCCGACCTCAAATTTTAGGAGGTAAAACATGGCACATGAATTAAGAGAAGTCTATTCTTCTGCAGCAGAAGCAGTAATTAGAAAAGACTTAAAGCTAAAAGACGGAATTGTATTTAACAACGATTATGAAGGTGAACCAACAGCAGGAGCAGTTAAAATTCCTGTAAGAGATACAGATGTAGTTGCAAGCGACTACGACAAAGCAAACGGACTAGCAGCAACAGTGGGTACCACAACTTACGACACTTTACTTATCAACAAAGACGTTGCAATCAA